ATCACTATTTCATCGATAGGATAATCAGTTAATAGCCCATCTGTTAAAGTATGGATTTGTAAAAGTCTTTCCCCTAATACTTGCTTACTGTTTGTTTTCACATGAGTTACCTTCAATACATCTATCTCTTTTGTATCCGTGTCAAAGGTCATTACAGCAAAGGCCGAACAAGCCAGTGACAAATCCCCTGCAAGAATAGTTTTTTTCATATACATTCCCCTTTGTATAAAATAAAAAGGCTAGGGAATTAACCCTAACCTTAGTTGCTTTCTGTTTCGTTGCATCTTGACTTATATTGACAGAACATACACTTACTGAAGTTAGGTGCACTTACTTCACCGTCTTGTAAGTTAACTGCAATTGCAGCAAATTTATCTAGTAGTGCATTGCGTTCTTTGTCAGTTATCTTCAAGTGGAATACCTTAAAGTCAGGCCGTGCATTTTCCCCTGTTCCCCACTTGTCCTTTGCTACTGACTCATAAGTTACAAGGTATTCACTCACGTCAAACAAGATAGAGTAGGCCACACATTGCCAGTAGTGACTAGGTGCAACTTCCTTGATTTGTTTAATCTGTGCTACACTGTTTGACTTTGTTTTATATTCAAGAATAACCTTCTCTTTTTGGCCAGTTTCAGGATTGTGAAATTCTAAGATACCATCACACATTCCAAAAATTACAAACTGTACACCATTGTGAGTAATTACCTTCCAATCCTCTACTGACTTTTCCCATGCTGGCAAACCTAAATCAGTACGGGCAACAGTGAAGGCCGGATTTTCTAGCAGCACTTCAGCTTCCAATAATTGCTTTTGAAAGCCCCCATGTGCAGCAGTACTATTCCGTGTCCATCTTTTTCTAAATGGTATCGGTGCTTCTTCATCCTTCTCAGCCCTAATTGCTTTATAGAATAATTCTCTATCACACTTGTCAGAACTTGAAGGACTGAAGCGTGGTAAGTCTTTAGGGTACGTCTTTTTAGTTTCCATTACTTTGATTAAATGTTCCTGTTCACGTAAAACAAGCTTTTCAACTTCTAATACGTCAAAGTAGTCAATGCTATTGATTGCATCTATATGTTCACTGAAAGCAGAAACAAGGGTATTTCCCCGTTTCTCTTTCGCTTTATTCTTTCGTACTTGTTCTGTTACTTCTGTAGGCCGTCTTACTAAACTCATTTGTTCTCCCCCTCGAACCATTCTTTTTTGCTTACACCTTCGCCCCACACCTTAGACATTTCAACGTCACATTTAATAGGGATAGAGATTGTAACTGCATCGGCCATAATGTTTTCAAGTACTTCTACCTCTTCAAGCGTGATAGTTTCCGGTACTTCTATAAGCACTTCATCATGCACAGTTGCGATAAATTTGTAACCTTTTTCCAGACAGTGCTTCCATAACTTAATCATTGCTATCTTCATAATCTCAGCAGCACTACCTTGAATAACTGCATTGACTGACATTCGTTTTACACGGCCATATGGTTTAGCTACCTTCCATAAAGCAGCCTTGTCTTTATATGGCATGTCCGAACCCCAAATATCGTTAGGTACGTCACCGTGTTTTTCTTCCATTTTCTTGCATACAGCCTTGTAAGCTTTTGCAACCTGTTTATGTCCGATAAAGCGTCTTTTACGTTTGAACATCGTTCTTACAAAGCTTTGTTCGTCTGCAAGGTCATTCTGTTCTTTAACAAAGTCAGTAACCCCTTGATACGTGTTGAAAAAGTCATTGATGAACTGTTCAGCTTCATAAGTCGGGATGCCTAACATACCTGCAAGGGCATTAGGAGACATTCCATACATCACTCCGAGTAATATCGTCTTAGCATATTTTCGGTAAATCGAACCGTCTAAACATTCTTCAATCGGTTTCTTAAAGGTCTGTGAAGCGATTTCTGAATACAGGTCACGTCCGGTAATATACGGTGCTTTAAACATTTCGTCCCCACTCATATGTGCTAGTACACGTGGTTCAATCTGTGAGAAGTCAGCACCCACAATTACTTTGCCTTCACTTGCCTTAATCAGCTTTCGTGCCTTGTAAGGTAAGTTCTGTAAGTTTGGATTATTAGAACTGAATCGGCCTGTAACCGTACCACTCTGATTAAATTGACCATGTAGCTTTCCGTTCTTATCTGTCTTTTCCGGTAAAGGAATAACATAAGTACTAAGAAGCTTGTTAATGTCACGGTATTGAAGCAGCACCTTACAGCCCTCATGGTGTTCTGACAGTTTTTTCAAAGTAGTCTTATCTGTAGAACGTTTCCAGTTACTAGGGAAATGCTTATGAAGGCCTAATTTATCGAACAATACTTCACTTAATTGAACAGGTGAATTAACGTTTATATCTCCAAAATGACGCTTCAATTCCATTTCCAGCATCTTAACGTCATGTTCTAGTTCTTTTGCATATGTCTTACTGTAATCAAGGTCTACCGTGAATCCGTTTCTTTCCATTTCAACACTTACTAAGGTGATGTCCCTTTCGATGTCAAAATAGTACTGTTTAAGTTCAGGCATACGTTCAAACTGTTCCATGATAAAATCATAAAACATTAGCGTTAAGTGCCCATCTTTTGCAGCATAAATTGAACCTATATCAAGTGGCGTGTTTTCGAATCCACCTTTGCCGAACAACTCTTCATAAGTGGCCGAACTGTCTTCATATCCGAAGTACTGGCCATATTTATTAGCAAGGTTCTTCAAGGCATATGACGGTTCATTTTCATTAAGAAGAGACATGGCAATCATTGTATCAAAATGGAATCCTTGTAATTCAATTCCATGATTGTGTAAAACATGTATATCGTATTTAGCATTGTGTAATACTTTAAGTAGGTCGCTGCTTTCTAAGAACGGCTTAAGTGCTTCAAACACTATATGTTCAGGTAGTTGCTTCTCTCCAGTTGCATGACCAAAAGGAATATAATAGTGTTCATTATAGGACTTTAAAGACAGTACAACTCCCACTATTTTTGTAGGGTCTTCCCCACCTATACCGAAGATATTTAAGCCGTTTGTTTCAGTATCCAGTGATACAATAGTTTCTCTTTTTAGTTTTTTGCATAGCCTTAAGAGTTCATCTAGTTCCTGCACTAGAATGTAATTTTTAGGGCGGTGGGCTATCATTTCTTTAATGGTAGTCTCTCTTTTTCTTTCTAAGTAAACAGCATATAAGCGTAAAGCGTGTGCCTTTGTGAACTTCTTCATATCCTCAACGCCTACACCCAGTTCCCCACATTCAATAGCTTGATAAACCGTATCTAGTTTGCGTTTATCTGAATCTGATAGTTTTGACTGGAATATGCCTTGTTTGAAGTTACCTGTATGTGTTTGGTAGCCAGTGAACCATAGTTCATGCATCGTAGGCTGGTATTCCTTCAGTTTCTTTTTTTGTTCTGCTTCTTTTACTCTGTCTGATTTTTGCTTGCTGTTTTCGTCTAACTGCAAGTCAATATTAAGTTCCATAATGTATCACCTCTAATAACGTAATTGCATAAAGGCATAAAAAAAGGACACACCAGTTAAGGCGTGCCCAGTTTAATTACATTACATCCATTGGGTTTTCATCTGCATCTAAGTCAGTTTCTTCGATTTCATCAGTCTCAGTTTGTTCCTGAGTACCTTCACCGAAAAACTGTTCTACAGGGAATCCAGCTTGTTTTAATACTTCGATTTGTTGTTCAGTTGTTTTAGGGATAAGTACTGCTTCGTAATCCTCAATTTTAACCACTGCTTCTTCACCACTTGCAAAGCCTTCCTTACCAGCAGCATCCAGTTTTAAAATTGGGTTTAAGCTAAATACAGTCTCTGTTTTGTTTCCTGTACGCTTGAAGTTAAAGGCAATGTCCTCTAAGCTATCAGCATATTCTTCAATGTCGTTCATCATTTTAACACCTTGTGCTTTTGATGCATCCCAAAAACGAACGATTTTTTTATCGATGTCATAAAGTGCGAAAATGTAACGTTTTTTAGGACGTAACTTTTCGAACCCTTCAACGCCTGATTTTGCAGCAATACACATAGGGTCTGCTTGACCGTCAATTGCATTTCTACATGGAGTTGTGAAGATGTTTAAGTTAAAGTCACTGTGTGCCATGTACTCTACATAATCTGTAGTTCCTAACACACGTACACGTGCACTCTCATTTTCTTTCAAACGAATGTAAGCCGTCTTTAAATCCACGTTTTTCTTGTTAGCTGATTCTTTTGCTTTTGCACCAACATTTGTAAATAGTGACATATAGCATTCTCCTTTAGCTGTTTTATTTTTTGGTATTAAAAAGAAGCCACAGTTTTTAAGACATAGGGCTTCACTGGTCAATTTGGTAAATAAGCGTAGTTTTTTGGGAAATTCTATGGACACAGGGATAATAATGGTATAGAATGATAAAGTAAGTTACATTACCTTAGTGTCAAGTAACTTAGTGTACATTACCTTAAAGTCACTTACAGTCCTATTGACATACTTAGCCACGCTATCACGTGATTTTCCTTCTGTGATAACTGCTTGTACAATCTCACCTCTTTTAAACTCCTGTAAGAACATATGAATGATTGTTTTCTTAAGGTCATTGTCACCGAAACATTCTTCCATCACTTCATCTACGAACTGTGTAGCTTGAATGTCCTCAGTAAAGTCAGTAGGTGCTGGTGTTAAATCGGCCATTGTAGCCTTTTCACCAGTAGACACAGGCTTGTCCAGTTTATCGGACGTGTCATGTAGGTCATAACTGTTTTGACGGTAAAGCATTTTAAGTGCGTTTGTTGCGTTGTAAATAAAGATAGGCTGGAAGTTGCTGCTTAAATCATTGTCGAATGTGATAACTGATTCAGCTAATACTTCATATAGTAGGCCTTCGATTTCTTCTTGTTCTGTTGCTGGCCACTTTTCAGCTTCACGATACGCACGATTCTTTATGTATCCTTGTAACGAATCAAGTAGTTCGTCGAAAATCTCACGTTGTTTCATTTCATTACTTTCTTGCTGCCACGCTAATGCTAAGTATGTTTGACGGTCTTGAAGCATTTGTTTTTCTACAGCAGATAGTTCACGGAAAGATTTTTGACTTCTAATTTCGTATACAGTTTTCATTTGATAATTTCCTCATTTCGTAAGTTATATGAATGTAATTGCAATCGCCTTGTAAAAAAGGACATTGTTTTGAAACTTTTTTTAAAAAACTTTTAATAAGACAAAAGTATTGATAGATGCTAAGATAGAAGCTAAGTTAGAAGCTAAGAAAATAAACCAATTTGGTTTAGAACTAAGCCAAAAAAAAATAGGCACAACTAAATAAGCCTTTTAACCGTTACTTTTTAAACTAATTTGGTTTAGAAAATAAACGTAAGAGGTATATAAGATATATTAAATATACATCATTTAAACCTATTTGGTTTAGCCCTAAAATAATGGGTACGTTGGTATATTTGTATAGTGAAAGGAATGGTTTGGATATGACAGATAAAGATGGAAATGTTAGTGTAGGGATGGAATTGCGGCTTTTGAGGACAAAGAAACAGGCTTCAATGCGTGAAGTTGCTGAGTTTTTGGACGTTTCCGAGAACTTTGTTTCACTAGTAGAAAGGAATAAGAAGATACCTAGTGATGAAGTAATAAGACTAATTGCTAAATATTACATGTTGGAAGAAGGATATTTGTTCGGACGTTTTGGTAAAATACCAGTAGAAGTTTCTGAAGAGATACGTCAACACGAACAACTACACAGAATACTTTATGATATAAGTACAAATGATAAGTTATGTGAGGATAAGAAAGATAAGTTATATGATGATATTGCAAGGTTGTATATAGATACTTTAAAAAGGGAGGACTAATTTTGTTTCCTGACCTGTTTAGTAATGAAGAACACTTACATAGAGTTTCAGATATAGCAGTAGTAGGACAAGATTTGTACCTGTTTATTGCTGGTGCTATATTTGGTTCTCTATTTATAACATTTCGTTTAATTAAATTTATGAACTCAGTTTATATATCACCAGTACTTAAGCAGAATAAAGAACTAGACTATGTACGAATAGTTGATGAAAACACCGGAAGAGTATTTGAATATATCAACCCAAAAGGCTATAAGGAAACATCTGAAGTGTTGGCTTCTTTTATGTATTGGAAGTATATAAAAAAGTCACCGAAAACACATTCACTAAGCGTTAATAGAAGGGCTACAAGAATTTTCTATATTTCAGTAGTGGTAGGAATAATCATTGTTTTATTCGCCCTTTATTGTATATTCACTATTCAAAAGACAGTATAGAAAACCCACCCCGTATATAAAAGGAGTGGGCTTTTTTATATGAATGAAAATCCTAATGGAGTAGCATTCTTGTCCATTTCGATTATCTGTTCAGGTGTCATTTCATTAACGTCTTTTACATTTAATGGCATATGAACCTCTTCTAAATTCTTGTGGCCAATAGCAGCCTTAACTATCTTCTGTTTAACTTCTTCTCCTACAGCGTCATTATCAGTTGCGATAACAAGTGTTTCGATAGGTGAACGTAACAGTAAATTCTTTCTAATGTCACTTAACTTACTTCCACCTAATGCAATGCAAGGCAAGCCACATGACCATAAATACAAGCAGTCTATTTCCGATTCAACTATATAAACACGCTTGCAGTTCATCTTGTAAATGAAGTGCAGCCCGTAAATATGATTTCTTAATTGTTGGCCGTCAGGAAAGTAAAAGAACTGTTTCGACTTGATGGAACGGAATTTAACGTTAATTATATTCCCGTGCACATCTGACCATGCCAGTGCTACAGCCTTACTCTTTCTGTCAAATCCTGTCTTAAATGCCCTTTGTACTTTATCACTTATTTTGCGTGTGCCTAGATATGGATGCTTAAATGCATACTGTTTATACTCTTCTAAAGTGATAATTCGTGGTGGCTTTTCCACTTCCGATAAATCGATATTTAATTCCAATGTTTCAACGTCTGTCAAATCAATGCCGTACTTTTCTAATAAGTAGTCCTCAACTTCATCCGGTGTTTCACTTCGTAGGAAGCTTAATAGCAGCACCAGCGAACCCTTACTATATAAGTCATTGGACGAACCGAAGTCTATCCATTGTCCGGTGTCAGTGTTGATTGAGAAGGAAGGCGAACCGTCTGAACGGAAAGGAGAACAGGCCGTAAATTCACCTGTTCGTGGCCGTCCCTTGTCCCACTCATAAGGTTCAAGTTCTTCCATTACATCTATTTCTAATTCATAATTTCTAATTTTAATCATAGTTCAGTGCCTTTTAAGAATGTGATTTCTGATTCATTAACCCATGCATAACGGTCTTTGAACTCTACAAGATATTCTACTGTGTAACGTTCATCTGTTTCATGGATAACGAAAGTGCACATGTTACCGGATTCAGTACCATGTAACACCTTCATTCCAATACGTTTATATAACTTTGATTGTAACTTTTCTCTACTCATTGTTCTCCCTCCTAGAAATTGTCTACTGGTGATGCTTCATT